TTCAGTCCAGTAAGGCGGGATAGTGCCGGTTAATGCGGATAGATTAGCGATAAAGCGATAGGCAATCAGCATGATTGCCGCTTCTTCGGTATCGTCTGGCAGGGAAATGGCGGAGGTAAAATCAGCCAGGCTTTGCGCCATAAACACGCCAACCTTATAGGCAAGATCGCGGATGCTCTGCCTGTCCAGCGTGGCCAGTTTTTCCAGCTGCTTAATGAACGGTAGTTCATGCGCAGCGGTGGCCGGAAGGCTGTAGCGATTTTTGACAAGTTGCAGGCGTGGCAATACGTTCTGGCCAATAGTTTTACGCAGAAACGCATTGGCACGACGACGACCTTCATTACCTGCCAGCAATTTTTGGTAGCGGTCACCAAAATAGCCAGCCAGATAGTCTGGCATGTCATGCAGGTACTGGCTGCGCCAGTTATGGTCTTCGGGGTTTGCATTCCAGAGACGACGCTCTGAAAGGGACATGTCAGCCGGTGCAGACATGCCAAAAAAATCACGCCGCTGTTGATTGACGGCGTGATATTCACCTTGCAGCAGATCAGCACAGTGCTCAGACATTCTTAGCCTGTAACCGATTCAGTTCATCAAGGGCGATTTGTGCCAGTTCAGCAATGCGACGGGTTTCACTGACATAGCTGACAATGGTATTCATCTGGCCGCGCAGCACCTGACGCCCAACGTTGTCAGAGACCAGATCGCGCACCAGTAACACCTGGCTGGCGTAAATTGCCATCGTCAGCGGCTGTTGCTCACGACGGCCATCAATCATTACCCAGCCCAGCTTTTCCAGTACAAGCTGATACTCTTTGCCCGGTTTTACTGGCGTAATTGCACGCACGGAGTAAACCCCGTCAATCTGCACTCTCATAATGCGTAACCGAAATACAGGTAGTTGCGCGCATCGCTGGGATTTACCGCCTTAATGGACAGAACAACCCAATTACCGCCATCAGGTATCACGTCAGACACCGGCAAAATATGAGTGATCACCGCTGCCCACTCGCGCCCGGTGTAACTGCCTTGTGCATATTCAACCAGCGAAAGCACATCACCGACTTTATAGGCGCGATCGTTGTTGCTTAGCTCAGCTTTTTTAGTGCCATCTAACACGGCATTGAAATACGGCGGGGCAATTTTGATGTGATGTTCTTTCACTGCCACAGCGCACCGCCTTTGCTGTCGATGGCTTCAGCTTCCTGGCGGATTAGTTCAACAATCTCAGCAGCGGATAGCCCTTTATTTGCCGCATGAGTCGCCAGACGATCAAGACGGCCAGACAGTTTCGTGGCCACATCCTTACCACCTTCAATCCGCGCCTCAGTGCAAAGCTCCTGCATCAGCTCCACACTGTCGGCCGATTTATTTGGTAAGTCCTCACGGGTCATTTTCATCATGTTTCTCCATTTCAAGACGCACGAATCCCCGGCCACCTGAGTGGAAGCCGCAAAATCGTGCGTTTTGAGGTTTAGTGGTGAAGGAAAGAAGCTTTCAGTAATACAGAGCGGAAACCGCTTTTCTGTGACTGTGATTTGTTAGGCGCTGGTAACTGATGAAGCTCAAACGTGTTGCTCCACCATGAACGAATCAACGCAACCACTGGCGAGGCGCTGACAAAACCCGCAGCAAAATACAATGCGCGAATCGCGCTTAATGCTTCTATTTGCGCCACCTTATTTTCGGCTTCGCGATAAGCACGACACCAGAATGCAGCGCATGCTGACAGCCATTGAATTGAATCCTGAAGCTGGATCGTGTCGTTGAAAATGAAAGTACGAAGCGCAACCGACTTACCATCGTCATCACACTTTTCGATAAAGAAATTAGCGTATTCAGCACTTATGCCCCAGTCGCGAAAATCTGCCAGCAGTCCTTTCTTTTCTACAGCAATGGTATTCATGCAAGCTCCTTAATTGGCACGATTGGCCACTTGATCGCGCAGCTGCTGCCGCGCCTGAATTAGTTCATGTGCAGGCGTACCCGGCACCGTTGGAACCGAACGCGCACAGCGAAGCACAGACGGCGAAGGTTGCTTCTCTTTCTGAAATGCCATTGACCCCAACCCTTTAAACATTTCGACCATGCATTTAAGACGTTGCAGACCGCGCTTAATCTGATGCAGCTCGCGATCTGAAAATTGCCCCCACGAATAACGACAGTGGTGCGCCTTAAGACCAGACGCATGCAATATGACGCCGCGCTGATGTTCGCTTAGCCGCTCCCAGATTTTGTGCGCCTGCGTGGTATGGCCAGAAACCATCTGACGGAGAATGGCCACCCAGCGCTCATCGCTTGCTTTCAATTTTCTCTCCCCGATTTCTGGTAGTTAAACCCGGATTCCATCTGCAGCCATTTGGCAGTTGAATCCAGCCATGTCCAAAACTTGGTAACTGAGGGGGCTTAGCCTGATTTTTCAGATAACGCACAAAACAAATCATGAACACCTCGCATTAGTACCGGCTTATATCCATGTCCGGCGCATGGTAATCTGGAGTCTCTACACAGCCAGAAATAAGGAAATTCAATGAGTAATAAACAAGTCCCGATTATCATCCCCGCAGAACTTGAATACGTTTTACATAATCATTTGGCCTGCCTTCGCTTCCATTACCACCTGAAAGATCAGGCTCCGCTGCCTACGGCTGGGGAATTATTTACCGGTCTGACTGTTGAACAGGCAAAGGACACAATTGAGTTCCTTCAGATGTATATCGAGCGCGAAACGCTTGCGCAGGGGCTACCTCAGCAGGATCAATTCCCTCACTAAGCAACTCACCATTTTTTAGATATCCACGGCGAAACGCATGAAAATCTGTTTCGCCGCTTTCATTTACTTCTTTCATATTCACCTCACGCAACGATGCCTGGCATTGAGGCGCTGACCACATCAACAGCAGCGGCCAGTACCGGCATGGTTTGGAAACGACTTTCAACGGAATAGACGAGTAAAGACAGACTGCGAATTGCATCGCTTGCTTTGTCCAGAATCTGATTGCGGCGCGCAACGGTCATCTTCTCCGTTGAAACCGCTTCCCCAGCGATAGCCCCAACACTGGCAACAGCCGTTAATGCGCAAAACTGCATGTTTTCAGGCTTAGCGTTATTTACCGGCACTGATGGCTGGCAGTTAATCTGGCGCAGCATGCCGTCCAAAATCGTGGGGTCTTCGGTGTGATCGATAATGGCCAACAGCTCAATGAGATTCAGCTGATGCACCTGATCAGGATTCAATTTGTTGCGTAAAGTTGCAGGCTGCATTCCAACAGCTTTGGCGACATCGGTGATGTTGTGCGCCAAAGAGAACGCGCGGCAAGAATCATCCAGATAGTTGCGTACAGAAACCTTGTAATCGTACATGTTTCGCACATTCCTTATTGGTAACTTTAGCTACTAAGTTCTCGGTTGGGTTCAAGAAGGTTCACGGCCAACAATTATTTGAAAACGATTGTGACCCAGTGCCTGACGAGTTTGACGCTCAATAAACTTTAAGTAATGGATTGATGTACGCCCGTTCTTATGGGCTTTCTTATCCTGCGAGAGAATCCCTTTCTCGCACCAAGAGCGCACCGTTCGTACCTTTACACCTTGAAGCTCGCTGAACTCCTTAGGCGTTACCTTAGCCTTGGGGATATAAATTGAAATCGAAGCAGCCATAAGGCATAGTCTCCCGTTGAGTATTCATGAGTTAACACGTCGTAACACCCAGTTCGCAGCTGGGATACGCAGAAGATAGGATCACTACTGGGAAATGTCAACCAAAACGTTCGCACATGGGATAACCCTGACGCCCACTGAAGGTGGTAGGGATGCTATAGAAAGGATTTGTGAGGCCTACGGCTACACAACGAGGCAACAGCTTGCTGATCACATGGGGGTCTCAAAAGGTGGAATTGGTAATCGCTGGATGAGAGACACATTCCCTTATGATTGGGTTATTGTTTGCGCAGCAGAAACTAAGGCTTCGCTGGCTTGGCTAATGACTGGAGAAGGCCCAGCGTTCGATGCTAAAGAATCCGACGTTATTAGTGTGAATAATATAAAACTAATAAATGGAGTTATTCATCAGGCCAGCTATAACCTATTCGATTTATCTTTTTTAAGAAGTGATTTAAAAAAACCACTTCAGTTAATTGACGGTGGTTCGCGCTATATCTTGGAAACATCATTTACCGACATTAATGATGGATTATGGCTGGTTGAAATAGATGGCACATGCAGCTTGAAGAAAATATCAAAAATCCCAAGTAAAAAAATTAAAGTTAGCGATGAGCAAGTATCATTTGAATGTTCCGTTGATGATATCAAGCCAATTGGCCGCGTCACCATGACTGTTAATAATATTTAAGGCTGGATTGTGGCTATCCGAAAACTGGAAACCGGGAAATGGATTTGTGAATGCTACCCAAATGGTCGCACTGGCAAACGCATTCGACGCCAGTTCTCAACCAAAGGTGAGGCAGTTGCTTTTGAAAAGCATACAATGGAAGAGGCTGAAGCCAAACCTTGGCTTGGTGAGAAGGAAGATAATCGCAAACTAAGTGAGCTGATTGAACTCTGGCAATCAGTTCATGGTGTGACATTGACCGATGCTAGCAATACTGAACACAGACTAAAATTAATTTGTGAGTCACTGGGCGATCCAATAGCTTCTACTATCACGAGCGAAGATATTGCAGATCACCGTAAGCGAAGGCTTAGCGGTGAAGTGTTCCGTAAAGTTAAAAACCGGTATTTACGACCAGCTTCTACAACAACTGTAAATCTGGAATGTACCCGCCTGCATGGCATGTTTAGCCGATTAAAAAAACTTAAATATATAAAATACCCTAATCCTCTTGAAGATATTGAAGCTTTTAAGGTTAAACAAAAAGAACTTAGCTTCCTACGCACTGAAGAAATTCATCGTTTAATTCAGGCTTGTCACGATTATGGAAATCATGACCTTTTAACTGTCATTAGAATATGTTTGAGCACTGGCTGCCGCTGGAACGAAGCGGCGCAGCTAAAAGGCTCTCAGGTCATTCCAAATAAGATTTCATTTACTAATACAAAAAGCGGGAAGAATAGAACCGTCCCTATATCTAAATCGCTATATGACAGCATCCCAAAAAAGCAGGGTCTGCTTTTCGGTAAGGTTTATAAGCGTTTCAAAACCGTATTGAAAATGGCAGCTATTGAATTACCAAAGCACCAGAACACGCATGTGCTCCGCCATACCTTTGCTAGCCACTTCATGATGAATGGGGGCAACATTCTTGTGCTGAAAGAAATACTTGGGCATTCAGAGATCAACATGACAATGGTATATGCCCACTTTGCGCCCAATCACCTTGAAGACGCTATTGTTAAGAACCCATTTTCCACGGCTGGCCTGGAGAAATGCAGTGGCGACGAAATGGCGACAGAAACTGTCAACTCACCGCAATCAAGCGTAGACACAGAACAGCTAACTGCTTGA